TTATGGTGGTCTGCATCTGAGACAAGGTGGTCTTTGACAATTCTCTCATTTTCTTGAAAACAAAATACCGGTTTAGAAAGGAGACCGTTTTTTCCTGGAAACTCATTTTCAAGGCCGTCTTGTAATCTTTCTGTAAATCTGGGTCATTTCTAAAGTCATTTTCCAGATTATCAAATAAACGTTTGAAAAGTCCAGATGAATCCGGTAATCGCATCTGACGAAGTTCGTCCTTGTCCAGCAAGACAAACCCATAATCTTCCATCAACCGCACCAAATACTCGAAATTCACCAAATATTCCGTAAATGTCTTGTCAATGCTCTCTTGATACACTTGAATTGGGAGTCCTACCGACGACTCATCCGCTTTAAAATCTTCTATGACGGAGTTGTATTTTTTCGTTATTTCGAACATTTTCTTTCCGTTTTTATCAATTCGTATCGTTTCGTTTTGGCGAATCAACGAACCATCTTTGTTTTTGTACAAGAACTTGAAAATCTCCTCTCCGTCGAAACACGTTCCCACGAAATATCCATGGAGTCTCGTACATTCGGCCACGTTTTGTAAAAAGGAATGCAAGGTCTTTGTGTTTTCGAAAAAGTAGTGCAGCGAAAACTGACATGAACTTATATGAAAACCCTCATTTGCTATCCCGTGCTTAAATACATATTTTTTGGCGTTTGTATTTTTCCCCTGACCAAAGATAGACTGTACAATCTCTTTATCCGTCGTGTTTTTAAATGCGCTTCCGTCAGTACGAATATTTAATGCACTATTTCCTTCGATGAAAAGCCCTCGTAACGAAGAGTTTCTGTTTTTGTGTCTATGTCGCAAATATCGAATACATGCACCATTATAAGGATTGGTAATATTATCTCCGTGAATATCGATGCCAAAGACAAACTTTACTTGCGAAAAGACCCACTTTGAAAGGTCACCGCCCTTTCCCACCGCGAAATCAATCAAATAAGGTTCTGCCACGTTTCGTTTTTTCCGGAGAAACATGGAAATATTCTCAATGAGTCTGCGTTTGACATAATTATGAAATTCTCTCAACGAAATAGTGGTAGACTCATCTTTATCGGTTAGATTGTAATATACCGTATCTGCTATTTCGACTTTTGGAATTTCCTCTTTCCCAGTTATCATCTGCTCAGTGACTGGGTAATGAATCGATCTCCAATTCGTGTCGGCCGTCGTATAGTTATTATAAAGTTTAATTCCTTCCATAAGCGCTTGTGTCTTGTCTTGTCGCAAACGGAGTGGAACCCATTTCCAAGGCCCTTTCTTGTTTTGGTCATATTGGAATTCCACCACCATATCGCCGTCAAACACTTCACCTTCCAGTGTCTTCATTTGATTGTTCGTTGAGTCCAATTCAATGTGGCACAAGTATGCTTCCGCATTGTATGGATCCGTTGGCACGAAAGGCATGGCTTCGTACGCTTCTTCATTCTCTTGACCCACCATGTCTTTAAAGTATTCGTCGCTGTCGTATAAAACGTCATGGAAGACGTTCATATGTTTATGTTTTTTCCGGTCGAACCCCACATTCAATATCAGGGTCTTGTATGGAATCATTTTCGACATCATCTTATTCCCGTCGTGCGCAATATAACGTATTAAATCTTGACCGTCTTTATCTTTTTTCACATTGACCAAGAAATCGATAGTGTTATATTCAGGCGGTTTCCATTTAAAAGATCGTTTCCACGTGAATTTTTTCCCGAGTGGAGCAGCTTCATTCGCTTTATCGCCTCCTACCCCCGTGTCCATAGGGGTGAAAATCAATCCATCTACCTCATAATCATGTGCTTTGGATAAAATAGACGCCGATGCTTGGTAAATAGATTGTTCTGTTTCGACACATTGTTCAAAGTGTTTGCATCGGAAATGTAACTCACATTTCGCATCAGGTGTCACGGTTTCTAACTTACACATGGCGTGAAATTTTTTCAACAACGGTAATCTATTTTTTTCTTCCAATGCCGAATCGTCATTTGTACTGAATGGTAGTGGTCTTACATGCGCTCCTTTTTGCAATCCTCCGAAATAATAGATATCGAATGCCGCGTATAAATAAAGGACCTCTTTCCTTTTCCCGTACATGATGAATTCCCCGTCCAAAAGGCTATCAAAACAGTTTTTTTCTTTCGTCATAGATCCGGTGAAAATGACTTTCAAATTCTGCGATATCATATACATACGGCCATCTTTCGCTATATACAACAGCGCTCGCTGTCCATCCGCTTTTTCCGTCACGGTATAATTTTTCTGGATGGATATCGTACTTGACAACATTTCTTGATTATCCGTCACATTTTCCAGCTGCAATGCTACCGACTGAGGACCAATAAAATACGGAAACGGACTTTTCGTGGTTAACCACGTTTCGCCATATATTCTGCACATGTAGGCATTCAATATTTTCGATTGTTCGCTGTAGCTTATTGGGAAAGCGGTTTCTTGTAATCCAGATAGAATAAAACGAATACATTTCCGGATTTTAATCATGAGATTCTTCACCGCATCTTTGTCGTTCTCATAGTCCGCCATTCGATAGTTGTCCATCTCCAGTTCTATTTCATAGACCGGAATCGTGTTGAATACATCTGATTCTTGAATGGTTTCTGTCGGAATTGGTGTTCCGTATCGGTTATTTTTCCTCTTGTCGACTTTATTTTTCAAGTTGGTTTTGACAATACTGATGTCGACAAAGATCGGATAATCCTCGTGCTTAAATCTGACCCGATTAATACTTCGGAATATTTTACGAGTCGTCGGCCAATCATAGAGCGTTTTTTTTATGGGCATGTATGTACTGGTTAGTTTGTAATCTTCTTCTTCTTGATAAGACACTCTGAAATTAAAATCTTCATAGTCCAATCGTTCAAAAGGTTTCTGAGTGGTCGGATGAATGACATTCTTCTTTTGGGTGAATTTTGCGGTGTTGCCCATTTTTTCTAAACTATTATGCTGACAATAATATTGAATATCTTTACCCCCTTCGATCTCTCCTCGAATGTTGGAAGAAATCATCTTTGTTCTGGCTCCTCCTTCTTGTTCTACGGTATCCTTCTCACCAGCGTCCCCATCTTTTTTCACGAAAAATGGTTTCGCACCAACCAGACGTTCNGGAATGATGCGAAGCATATGTGTTCCGGAAATGTTCGCGGACTTCCAACCGTTTCCCAGTAGATTTGTAACCACGTTTTGATAATCTACTACGGAAATAGGTTTCGCCACTTTGGAATTCGTACCAAATCTGATTTCCAATTCTGGAGTTACGTTTTTAGTTTGCGCTGTTTTCCGGACAGAATTACAGTTTTCTAAATAATGGCTGACCATTTCCTCGAAGCTTTGCGATAAAGCTTTCAAATTCCTTTCTGTCATAATCGTATGTCTATGTATATATAATCACAAGAAAAAACTATATATACATTCAATTTTGTATTCTATTATTTGCCATTCCTATCGTTCTATTCCCAAACACAATGAACCACTATTTTTTCATATAAATCGTGTTTTTTCTTCGGCGGATCCGTCATTCCCAGCTGTGAATACATGTGTTGCAGCTCACATAATTTATAGTTAGAAACGCTTTTTAATGATTTTTCGAAGCTGATTAATCCGACCAAACTCTCTCTAATGTTCGTGAGGGATTGCGCTTGCGTTTCGGCAGACGGTGTCGGAATATCCACCAAATATTCAGGTATTTTTTTGTCCTCTTTTCGATACAAGATGACGCTTTCAAACTGTTCGTGTTTGTCCAACAGAAACTCCAAATATGTTTTCTTTTTCTTGTCCACAATATAAATATTGAAACGGTAGTAGTGACAAAATGCATAAAGAGAAGAAAGTAACAGTTTCGGTTGGGTCAGGATATCCTCTACTATACGGTTGCATCCTTTTTTAGTTACTTTGATCGACAAGTCTGAAGTTGCTTTTAATAATGAATAAAAATGCTCCGCCACCCGTTTTTTCTCTTTTATTTCGCTATTGAGCATGTTGAAAGCTCTTTTGTATTCCGATTCACCATATTTTACTAAAAAAAGAGTCCAGAAAAGCGGATCTTGAGTTTTCTTCACCGACATCTGTTTTTGAATTGGTGTCGGGATTGGGATGGTTGGGATGGTTGGGATGGTTGTCAGAATCGCTGGTTCAACAGGGATTGTTTTTTCGATGATCGAAGAAGACAGTACCACAACATCTTCTTTCTTCCTTTCTCTCTTATCTTGCAACGAAATCATAAACGGTTGAATGAGTTGTATGGACCATGGGGGGTGAGAATTACAAATGAGGGATGTCCAATACATGCTTTAATACTGTATAAATAAATATATTTAAGTTTCTAAGTTAAGATATTGTTTGCAGTCGTTTTTTTCTTGCTCCACTTTTTGTAAAAAAACATGTTGGGTGTCTATATACTCTAAATATTTGGTCAACTCTTCAATTGCTTCTGCCGGAATAGTAGAGACGTTGATCATGATTCCGTTTTTATTTTCGTTCAGCTTGATTTTGGTATATTTTCGCAGAATAGACCCGATCACAATATGATTTTCCTTGTCCATGGCTGAAATTTTATTTAGAACCTGAGAAGATAGCATTCACTTTTCTTTATACCAAATACTTCTTTATATTATTTATGAATCTCTTTTGGCATCAAATTACCCAGTATTTCAACGAACGGGTCATTCAATTCAAATCTCACTCCAATCACTTTTATATTGACTTCGTCTTGTTCCTGAATGGTGTTGAAATATTTATTGTCCCCAAAATGATCTCTTATAATAAACACCGTTGCCGGGATATTTTGATCCTCGTCAATGACGTCCGCATGGATCCCCGCTTTCGTTACGCTGCTCACCCGGCATTGTTTTATCCATGATCCTTCCGCCGGATTATATGTCTTGCATTCGAATACGACATAGAACTCAATTCTATCTTTTTTCAATACGCCGGCAGAGTAGCTTTGAATTTTAATCGTATTCGGCTTCACATATCCCTCTTCAATACATTTCCCGCCGATAAACGTTTCGAGAGTTGAGCGTAAATTGTCTTTCGTCACGTTTGTTCCGATCTCCATAGGCAATAATGTCACTCTCATTTCCATCATTTTTGAGATGTACAAAATATCCTTTGGATACGTTTTTGGGGGTTGCGTTTTTTTTCTCTCTGTCATCTTGTTGTTGTATATTGTATTTATATATTTATTTTTATATTTCAATTTTCATCTTATTTGTTTTATATCCTCCTTCCCTCTTATTTCTTTTTCACAATATCAAAGACAGGTTGAGAACCCACCATAGATTTGGCAATGCTTAAATGGATTATATCCGTTTCCAGCGATTCTTCCAAATCTAAAAACCACGGTAAGTTCTCTTTTCGAGACAAATGACGAAGCAGTAATTCATAAATCATACAGACATGATGTTTGTTTATACGTAGGCTTCTGTCCTTTATTGGCACATAAAGCAAATCTGTGTGTTTTACCAGATCATAGACCATTTCCACTTGAGTTGTAGGAATACCCATAATGTCTAATAGAATACTCAACTTGTTTATGATCATATCTCTATTTGCTTGCTCACATGTTGCGCCAAGAGCATTCCTTGTCTGAAGCACATTCTTGTTTTTAAATCCGTACCCGTCGATTTCCGAGTTTTTCAGTATAGCCATGAATCCAAAGATCGATTCTTTCTCTGCATTCTCTTTACCGAATTCACGTCTGACTTTTTCGAGAACTTTCTGAGATTTATTTAAAGTTAGCCGCCAGGTTTTTGTATCAATATTATCTTTTTCCGTAGCGAGTATCTCTCTCCATTCCTTTCGTTTAAACACCATAAATATATTCTTCTTTTCTTTTGTCATGCACAACACATAATGATCGGCAACTCCTGGTTTGAATATTTTTTTCCTGAAATAACTGTAGATCACATCTTCCACATTATCGGTATATGTCTCTGTGATTGGCTTGTTAAAGTCCGAGTCCTCTTTAAATATTGCCTTGACATATTTCATTTTTTCTCGAAAAATACATGTATCCAATTTGTGGAAAAGAAGATAATATACCATTTCTTGTTTGTCCATGTTATGTACGGTAGTCAATACGGAAAGGGATCTTAGACCTACATGTTTGATGTCTTTTGATTTCTCCATCCTATCATTCTCTGCTCTACTGACATACATATATGCGTCTTGATTCCAAAATGTAACGGATTCATTCAAAAGAGTAACGAGATCGTCGTATGCTTTACTGGGAGAAAATTCTGTTGGAACCATTTTCCCCAGAGCACTTACTTTAGATTCGTCTTTTTGTTTTACCGCTAATAACATTGGTTTCACAGCAGAAGCAGGATTGGCCGGTTGTTTGTTTTGCAAAGGTAAAGGTAATGGAGATGGAGGGGTCGCTTTTTTATCTATTTCTATCGCATGGTGACCTTCAGGAAGATCAATCGTCACTGACGTAGGTTTATGGTCCAAGGGAATGGTTCTCTCAAAAATAGACGCGCGAGTATTTTTAATATCGTTTGGTTGAAACGCATAGATATTATTTTTCTTGATTAGATATCCCAATTTGTGATTGCAAACCAACCATTCCATTTTGTTTTTCAAAAACTGAGAGATGGTATAATAGATTTCTTCCAATGGATATGGATTCCCGATTTGTAACTCTTTGATCAGTTCCTGCAACGTGAAGAAAGCTCTGTCCCTGAATAATTGTCGGACACGCTTTGCGATTCTTTCGTGATTGATACTCACATGGTGGATATTATAACTTGTACTATTCATTTTCGCGGTTTCCGACATAGTAGGCTTACATGTAAATTCGCACTGTTCCATATAATCACATTTCCTGGAAAAAGAGGTGTCGCCTACTGTATATTTGATTTTTTTATTCGACGACAGCTCAATCTCGATTTCCATGCCCATCTTTTCTGCAGTAAAATTATTTTGATTCATATTCAATATGCAATCTACCGCACTTTCTTTCATGATCCGGGTTATTTGGCCGATTTGAATGGCTTTTTCTTCAGACAAACGATACATGTAGATATCCGCAGTTTCTAATTGAGTACCGTCATGTGTCGCATGCATATAAATTTCGACATTCCGTTTCGACAACGGGAAAATACAATGGCTTTTATTCCTGACTGCTCTTCCAATAACCTGTTCGATACGGCTCATATTATACCATGGATCTAATATATGGACTTGGCGTATATTTTTAAAATCAAGACCCTCACTCCCCGCCTCGGAAATAAGAACGACTTTTACGTGTCTCCCATCGAAATTAGAAGGGTTAGTGATTAATTCAATATCCAATTCGTTACTTTGCGAATATGCACTTGTCCCAGTAATCATCGCATACTTTGCAGTAAATTCGTCTTTGGCAGCTTTCGCTTTCATCGTCAATGGGTTCAGTACAGGCGATTTTTCCTTCAGAAACGATCGAACATGAGAAGAATAACTGTATCGCGTGATTCCCATTTCTTCCAAGGCCAATGCCAATGGCAATAATCCGCCTTCCAAATAACGCGAATATACTAATACGATTCCGGCGGAGTTCTGTATTGCTTTACAAATCGCCTCTATTTTACAGCTATATTTTCCAATATGCTCTAAACTGAAGATTTTACCATACTTTTCTAAAACATGAGGTTTATATTCGTAGTTAAAACTGACGCCGTATAACCCAGAAGATGTTTCGAAATTCATTGCATTCCGTAATCCGTCTTTCCCGTGCAATTCATTTATAGAACCAGCATACGGTTTATCGGGATTGTCTTCCAAATGTTTGAAAAATGACTCTGATGGATAAGTCATATTCAATGAACTCAATGGTTTTATAAGATCCCGGAATCCGAACTTTTCTTTCGATTCGAATTTTTCAATCGTGTTCAGATTATGGATAAGAGNGGAATGAACCTTTAATTGATAGTTTCCGAGTTTATTCATGAAGAGATTATTCAANACATATTTTTTAGGTGGTATTTTTATCGATGTTCCATTGAAAAGTTTCGTGGTCTCCGGGAAATGGGCGAGCTGATTTTCTATTGGGGCGAAATCTTTGGGATATACACGGAAAGGAAACGTATATGGGTTTTCACCTCTGACATAGGAAACATACCCGGTAAGTTTTCTCCTCAATAAATCCTGACCGCTTTCTTGTATCACGATCCCATTCGCGTTTTTACTTTCCTTGACAAAGTTTCCTTCTTTGTCAAACACCTGATTCATAGTAATCACAGCTCGCTTATCATTTAAATTCATCATATTGGTTACCCACAGGATCTCTTCGTGAGAGTTATAGAGCGGGGTAGCGGAAAGTAATAAAAACCTGGTGAATTTACAGTACCTGACGATTTGAAGAATTATTTTAGCCGACGATTTCTTGGAAGATTCTTTCTTGGCGACAATGTTATGGAACTCGTCGATGACAATCAATCGATGGTCGAATTTATCTCTCAGTTTGCGAATAACTTTCATTTTATTCAGCTTGGTTTCTTCGTCGTCGTTATCCCGAATGGGTTCCAGGTCCATGATTTCGGGAAGTTCGTGTTGGGCTTCTTCCAAAAAGGACGATTCTTGTTTTTTCCGTTTCAGTTTTCGTTTCAAGTTTTTAATTTCAGAGTCACTATAAAGCGCAACGGAATCATATCCCATGAACCGATAATATCTTTTGACGAGTCCTTTTATTGTTTTCACGACACGTTCTCGCGGTAGTTTATCCATTTCCGACAAGTTGATTTCTTTCAACAAGGAATTCCCCACACAGGTATCTAAATTCCACGCGCCATTTTGTACTTGTTTCAATTTATTGGCGTCGAATAGTTGTAGTTTAAAATTATCTTGGACATTGGGCGATGCGATAATCAAGATTTTTTTCTGAATTCCAGTTTGTTTCATATATTGTCTCATTTCTTCGGTTATTCCAATGGCACTGCATGTTTTTCCAGTTCCTAATTCATGGTACAATAATAGACTATTATACGGTGTATCTAAGGACATGAAATTTTTCACGAATTGTTGATGCGGTAGTATTTCGAATTCACTTTGACATGCTTTGTTTGCTTCTTCCTCTATGTTTTTATTGATGATTCCCTCATATTTATGTTGATTGAATTCCTTTTTAGAGGATATCTTTACATTAAACTGTTTATCGTTCAAATCTGGATACAAAAACTCGTTTCCGGATTTTTCGGTCATGAACTCTTCGCGCTCTTTTTTAAACAAGGAAGCATTGTGGTTATCTATAAAAAACGTTTCGGTATCTTCTCGTTTTGAGTTGTCGTCATCACTACCTTCTTCTTCTTCTTCATCGAATTCGTCCTCTACTTCTTTCATGTCGTCGTCGTCTTTACCTAAAAAGTTTGGTTCTGGTTCGTCATTCTTTTTCCCTAACAAATTCAAGGACGCAAAAGCAGAAGACAACATACCAGTGACATCAGTTTTTTTAGGTTCTGGTTCTTTTTGTTCTGGTTCTTTTTGTTCTGGTTCTTTTTGTTCTGGTTCTTTTTGTTCTGGTTCTTTTTGTTCTGGTTCTTTTTGTTCTGGTTCTTTTTCTTTTGCGTTTAAACTTAATGATCCAAATACGGAAGCCAACGATTCAAACACTCCTTTTGGTTTTTCATCCGCTTTTGTGTCAAATAAAGAAGCTACTTTCGTTACTTTATCCCCTTTAAATTCCCACGTTTCCGGCGCTGTTTTTGTCGGGAGCATCATTGTTTTCGGAGGCTCTATTATTGTTTTTGGAGGGGGCTCCGCATGGATCACTACAGTGCCTGTTATTTTTTTTCTTCCTACTGGTTTCAATGCCACTTTTTCGGCATCCTTTTTGGCTGTTTCTTCTTTTCTAACCAATTCTTTTCTGGCTTTTTCTTCTTCTTTCAGCACTTTGGCAGCAGCATTTTTGTTCTCTTTTATCTCCGCCCGCTCTGCTGCTTTTCGGAGCCTTTCCTCTGCTTTCTCCGCACTTAAAATTTCTTTTGCCTCGGCAGTAGGAAAACAGTCGCCGCGACTGGCGACATACATAGTTCCTTTTGGGCAGTTCCTTTTCCTGGTTTTATTGGCGGTAGAGGGTTTGGGTTTTACAATGTCATTCTTTTTCGTCTTGTGTTTATCTAAAGATTCTGTTTCCATTATTTATAATGAATTGACATTATTTATTTGGGGAAGGAAAACAACCTCGTGGCGTTCAAACATTCAGAAACGTTTTTAATAAGCGCGATTTTTTCCAGATTATAAGGCCGGATACAGTCAACACATTGTGATATTGTTTTCCATTCCATTTTGCTCACTTCACTTTGCTGATAATTACCGTACAGTAAACTTTCCTTGTAGGGAAGGAACATGATGTAATATTTGTGTCTATAGGAATAATAGTTGGAGCCAGTAAAGACTTCTTCCATCGGAATAATGTTTCTTATATTCACCAGTTGTGTGGCTGGATATCCGGTTTCTTCTGTGAATTCTCTCACTGCACAATTATAATCACTTTCCAATGCATTACGTCTTCCTTTAGGAAAGCCCCATTCGGGTTCAACCCATATTGCGCTCTTGTTACTTTCTATAATCAAATCTCTCAAATCATATGTTTCCCCATTATACGTCGTTCCTTTTATTAACTGGAAAATCTTTTCTTTCAAATTCTGAATCATGCCGCCTTCACGTATGATTGTGTATTTTTTCATCAACGTTTCTTTTTCGTATTGAGTCATTTGCGCAAACATGTTCAGAATATACATTTTTTGGTTCACGGAAAACTTTCCTCTCATAAAATCAATAAATCCTAAAGTGTCTTTTCTCCGAATCATCAAAAACTCGGGTTCTTTATTGTGGTAGTTATATCGAAAACAAATAATTCCAATACTGGTAATAGGCGCTTTACATATATTATGTAAATGCCCACATTTCCCACAGTTATTGCAAAAGAGATCATTTCTATACATATTCATCCTTCAATTTCGTGTAATATCCTAATCATAAATTTTTATATAGGTTTTTAAAATGTATGTGTTTTTTCATTTTACGAGATATTTTTATGTTATATTTTGTCCTACCACTTTTTCCCCGTCGTATTTTCCTTGTTGATTTAATTTGTTTTCTTCCGCCATTGACGGCCGGAATTTTTATTTCACCTATTTTTTCAATAGTATTAGAAAACACATTTAGAGCGTTTTTAATATTTTCCTCACTATTTACAACGACTATTTTTAAGTCTTTGTGTTTGGGGGTACTATAGTGTCTTTCCAAAGACTCAATGCTTGTTTTTTGTTCTTTAAAATCAGTTATATTACTGATTTTCCCGTTATCAACTGAATTATTATTAGAATGTAAATTTATACAGAGACAAATTGAATATACAATACAATATACATCAGGTTCAAATATATATAAAATAAAACTACCTGATAAAAATGAGTATATAAAATATTCAACCGCATCAAAAAAAATATATATGAATAAAAAATGGCACGATAACGTATATTTAGATAGTTTATTATATGGAAGAGTATATTTAATAATTCCATTTTCAGATAAAGACCAAATTAAATCATATGGAGGAATATGGGATAATACACAAAAAAAGTGGTATGTATCTAATAATAATGAAAATATTGTAATTATATTGAATAAATGGAAAGAAATTAAATTTAATTAGACTTATGTTTTGTATCCATATGTAATTTAAATAACCCTTTTGAAAAATTACCAAAATCACATGATTCACAATAATATTTAAACTCTTTTTTTCTCTCTTCTTTATTTGAGTGATTATTTAAATAATGAAGTTTCATATTTGTTGAACTTGTAGTGTTATATGTACATAATTTACATTGTGGTTCTAATTTTTTATCCTTACGAGGTTTTCTTTTTCCATTATTTTTATGTTTTTCACATTCCAAATGTTGTTTCCAGTGTGCTTGATATAAACACTTATAATTACACGTTTCGCAATTATATTTTGTTTCGGTTTCATTAGAAGTTTCCATTTTTATAAATATATACAATTTATATTTAAATGTTTTGCGTTAAAATTACTTAAATAAAAGTAGTATAATACTATATAAAATGAAAGTTAAGAAAAAGAAAAAGGAGGATTTCAAAGAGTTTAGGAATAATGAAAAATCTGCTTACAAAACTTTCAAGATACCTTTAAAAACGATTTTGTTAAATCGTGATACAATTCAACCTGTTATAAACAATTTGGTTTTTGAAATGAATGATTTAGTTATTCATACTTATCAATTTATTCGGTTATATGTGTTGCATCAATACACAAATCATAATCCGTTGTCTGAATTAGACGATACATTCATTTTGTATTGTATCAAAACATTAGGCAGTCGTGATAATAGAGGTAAAAAAGGGAAGGATACTGAACTTTTAGAAACATTAGAGCAATTCTACAAAACCGAATACCAACCTTTATTGAACCATGTAAAAATCAATTTGAAAAACACTACCTTTTTACTACCTTATTTAGCAACGCAAATACACACTTCTTTATCCAATAATACGCAAGAGCATTTTATCCAACATTTTTTACGATTTATAAATAAAACCACAAATGAAATTACAGAAGATAAAGCAATATTATTTCAATTCAAAAAGAACCTTATGGAATTAACTGAAACTGATATTATGTTTACAGAATGGAAAGAAACGCACTTACAACATATCATTCCGCAAAATATCAAAAAGTCAATTCATTATGATGTAAAGGTAAGACCATTTGATTATTTGAAAGGAATGTTGTATATGAATGAAATATTAGAAAAACAAGAAAGTAAATTGTTCCAACCATTACCATTACGAACCAATATTATTCCAAAGCATATTATTATAGATACTGCAAGTTTGATAAACCTATTTTGTCCTGAAAAGGACAAAGATGGTAATAAAGTCAAAAAGGGTGAATTATTAAGTAATGTAAAAGACAATCAAAATGAAGTATGGTGCAACTTTTTAGATTTGAAAAATAAAATATTCAAGAATAAACATTATCAGTTTCATAACCAAATCCAAACTGACGGAGTTTCGTGTTGCTTATTATTTATTAGAAAAGATTTGAAAGATAAAAAATGGGGTGCAAGAGTTCCAGTTTTACAAGAACAAGATTTCTACAATATTGAGGATTTATCAAAAGAACAATTAGACACTTTGAAGGAAAGAAATATTGTAGGTTGTGATCCAGGAAAACGCAGTTTGGTTTATATGATGGATAAAAATGGGAACAAACTACAATACACGGCGCCGCAAAGGAAACGAGAAAGTAAAGCAAAGTGTAATCAGCGTATTCTGTTATTGGAAAGAAAGCGAAACGGAATTATTGAAAAAGAAACTATATTATCCTTTCAAAATAGTAAATCAGTTGATTATGAAAAGTTCAAATTGTATCTGGTTGAAAAAGATAAATTAAACAAAGAAACAACCGAGTTTTACAAACGAGATACATGGAGAAAAATGAAATTTAGACAATATAGTTATGGTAAGAAAAGCATAGATACGTTTTTGAATAAAATTAACGAAACTTTTGGAGAAAATATCTTAATTGGTTATGGAAATTGGAGTAGGCCAACACAAATGAAACATTTTATGCCTACGATTAATAAAGGATTAAGGAAATTAATTCATAAGAAATATGATACAATCACTATTAATGAATGTAATACAAGTAAAAAGTGTTGTGATTGTAATAAAGATTTAGAGTATTATAAGGATAAGGAGAATAAAAAGGTATTTCGTCTGTTGAAGTGTTCTAACTGCGTGAGTTGCGAAAACAAAAAAATCGTATTTAGAACACGAGATGCTAATTCCTCAATAAACATAATGAAATTAACGCAATCTTGGATAGAAAAACAAGAACGACCATTATGTTTTCAAATTTCGTCTTTCACATCTTCAAATAAACAAAAGGAAGATGAAAAAGTAAGACCATCGTAGGTGAAATTCCTACTATTGATTTTACATTTTTTCTTATTTTTTTAGCGTCTATAATGGGCGTTTTAAATGTGCAAAGGTGTAAATAAGAAAAGGTGTAAAATATATGAAAGACCTGAAATCCGATATCTGGTTGCCATCCTTTTGGTTTTTTATGTATTCCACGGCACATGCCTATCCGGACACCCCCAATAAAATCACTAAACGGAAATATTACGAATTTGTCCAGAATCTCCCACTGTTTTGCCCCAATGCAGATGTCCAGAAAAGATTAGTCCGTATTCTCGATATATTCCCAGTGACCCCTTACTTAGATACCAAAGATTCCTTCACGTATTGGGTACATTTCATTCAAAATAAAATGGACAACGAATTAGGGAATGATGAGCGCACCTACTTCCAGCATTTAGACATTTATTACAATAGTTACTTACCCAAAACCTTCCGACTGTCGGAAAAATTCGGTATTCAAAAAAAACACATCGTTTTAGGTATTCTAGCCGTACTGGCCATTTTCATATTCTACTATACAAAATAAGTCTATCCATATGTAAATATGAGAATAGAAATAGTCATTTTGTTAATCACGGGACTGTTGATAGGAAACATTTACACCGACGGCAAAATCTTGAAAAGTCTGTTTTCCTATAAAAAATACTACCAAATGGCAGGGATTGCATTTGGAGGGATCATGGCGTTCTGGCTTTTAAAGAAGAATCCTCAGAAAGCCGGGGAAATGATTTCTGCGTCTCACGAGTACCTCAAATATTTACCGGTTGACCAAAATACATCGAGCATTATTTCGCCCATACTCGACTTTACTTCGAAACAGAACTTCTCGAGTGATATCGGAAATGGTACGACGGATCAAGGTCATTCGTTTAATATGGTAAATATGCTTATGCCGGGACATAAACAAGAAGGCAGACTGAGACATTCCGGGAAAACAGGTACGAAAAGATCCGTGAGTGAAACAAAGAAAAAATTCGTGGCTGCCCAGCAAAATTGGAAGTGCGGAGACTGTGGAGAAACCCTTTCTGCGTGGTTCGAAATCGACCATACACTCCGTTTAGAATATGGTGGAAGCAATCATATTGACAATTTAGTCGCTCTATGTCGAGAATGTCATGGAAAGAAAACCACAATAGAAAACCTTTGATAACAAAATAGCCTCACCTAATATAGAAGGAAATACATAAGATGGCTGCTTTTCTGGAAATTCCAGAGATCGATTGGGAGAATATAAAGGACGCGAAATGGTTTAAAAACGCGATCTCTTATTTAGTCTATTTTTTGTTTATTGCTTATTTCGTATTTATATTTATCATCTCTTCCAGAGATGAATCCGCCCTTGACAATAATAAAAATGTTATGTACTTGCTCGGTATTGTTATCCCTTTAGTCGCATTTATTTATATTATTTTTACACACATAGGCGACACCCAACATATGTTTTTATTTGCATGCATGGCATTTGTTCTATCGATATTTTTACTGAGATCGGCGATTCCTTCATTTGATAAATTTTTAAACGATATCATATTGTTTTTCACCAACTACAGAACTATACCAAGGCTTTCGGATGAGACTTCTTTCCTTATCACGGTATCTCTCAAGTTTCTCCTCTTTATGATCGTTGTGGTTTTCCTGTCTATTGTGTTTTATGTATTTTTCGACGAATCGTTCAAACAAAAAGGGAAAATGAGCGTCTATTTCTATGCTATCTTCTTTATTCCGTGCTTGGTAAGTGACTATTTTACATACTTGTTTAACGAAGTGCGAACAACGCCGGTGGTTGTTTTTTCTCTCATCCTTTTAGAAATTCTACTCGTGTTGCTTTATGTATATATCCCAAAACTTCTTTCCAAAGTGGTGCTTACTAACAGCAAACAGCTCCTGAGTGAGCCGATGGAACTTTACACCAAAAAAAGAATAGGACATGTAGACGATTTCTACAACACCACAAAAGATTTGAGAGATATACGAAAGACATTTAAGAGCGACGAACCCACATTTTTAAAGAACTACTCTTTGTCCATGTGGATTACTATAAATCCGCCCACGTTTTCCGAAGTTACAGAATGTATGATTTTAAGGCTTGGATCAGATGACAGTGATTTTGTTTGTGACGCCAGCAAAAACTGCATGAATGTTTCACACTACGAACTGGATAATCCCAGAGTAGGCGCACCCTATGTAGGATGTAAGGGAAGTAAATTAAAAGTGGTTTTTTCGAATAATGTCTATCATCCGAAAGAAAAAGGTTCAACAAAGGAAAGGATAGATGCCGATAAATTAGCTGCAGCCACGATCGAAATAGATGTTCCGTTTCAAACGTGGAACTTTTTAGTATTCAATTACCATGATAACGAAGTCGATCTATTTATCAACGGAAAGTTAGTAGAAACGAAAACTTTAGCAAATATTCTAATAGTAGAAACGAATACTTTAGCAAACATTCTACCGATCTACAAAAATACTCAGGTATTTTGTGTAGGTTCAAACACAAACTTACTACATGGAGCAGTTTGTGACGTAAGAGTACAGCCGGATATGCTAAGTCAAACACAAATCTCTCAAACATATAATTTATTGAAATTGAAAAATCCGCCAGTAAATAATATAATTTAAAAGTATAGAAATGAATTATACACTCATCGCTTTAGGAATTGTATTACTCCTCGTTATATATGTTTTATACTACGTAGTCACGAACAAGGGAAAGTTGGTCACAACAAAACTTGACTTGTCTGCTGCTGGAAACGGGTCAGTCGCTTATAAAACCTTGGCAAACCCAACTTCAAGCCGATATTCGTTTTCTGTTTGGATGTATATTGATGCATTAAACGCTGGTGCTAATAACAACACGGATATCATTAATATTAGTACTTCTGCTGCGGCTGATACAACCGGGAATTTTTTCAAATTGTACATCGACAGTTCCACCAAGCTGAAATATAAAATGCTTCCGACCGACGGTCCACAGACAGACAATATAATCATGACCAATTGTCCATTGCAAAAGTGGGTCTATATCATTGTGAGTGTAGATGGTAAGATCGTAGATCTATATTATGATGGCAAGTTGATAAAGTCCCAACAACTGGAGAAAGTCCCGAAAACGACTACTGTGGATTTCGTAATTACTTATGGCAATTGTGCAGATTCTGTATGTAAAGGATATCTCGCGAAATTCGAAAGAATCCCAGTCGCAATGGATCCTACCACTGCGTGGAGCAAGTACATGGAAGGGAATGGAGGAAACTACTTTAGTAAATTATTATCCTCTTATGGTGCTTCCTTCACATTAACCAAGGATAGTATTGATTTAAACAGATACACCCTTTTTTAGTTGAAACGTCTTCTATTATAATCTATTTGTATCATATAGATTATTATTATGGATGGAGCTCAACCGTTTATCAAACAAATGCAAGATAGAATTCCATCAAGCGGAGATGTAAAGGCAAGTCTTACGGAAAATGTTAAGGGTATAGGAGAAAATATGAACGAAATGAGAGACAATTTCAAATCCTCGATGAGTGAATTTTCCGACAAAAGCAGTCAGTCCTTTTCAGACGCGAGCAAAGAATTTTTGGATTCGAATTCTCTTTTAGCGAAATTTTCGTTTATCATTTTGGTGGTGATTATTTTCATGGTATTGTTGAAGGTGTTTATGAGTATATTGGCTTTTTATTTACTACCTCCATCTAATCCGTACATCGTCCATGGATCCCTCGGAGGCAATGATAGAGTCGTTGTCCCACAAGATCCAGCGAAAGATAATTCCGTACAAATTTCAAAGTCAAATGATCGTAGTCGCGGAGTAGAGTTTACGTGGGGAGTTTGGCTTTTTTTGAGTGAAACTGTAAAAAAAGACATGACAAATATATTCGTCAAGGGAGATGAAAATTTTGACGGGAGTTATAATATAACCAATGGTCCAGGATTATACTTAGTTTCCACTGCAGACATATCTTCCAATATATATGAGCTGGAGGTGAGAATGGACGTAATAGGAGCCAACGGTCCAAGTATTATAAAGATTGACAATATTCCTATCCAGAAATGGATTCACGTGGCAATCCGTTTGCAAAATACAGTGTTGGACGTTTATGTCAACGGTACTCTTGCAAAGAGAGAGAATATGAAATCTGCTCCAAAACAAAATTTCAACGACGTGGTAATTGGAGCAAATGGGGGATTCCCGGGAAAACTTTCTAATTTACGGTATTATGCCCATGCATTAAACGTGTTTGAGATCAATAATATTGTCATGTTTGGCCCCAATATTACTCCCAGTGTGTTGTCAGTGGATGCGAAAGGTAAATCCGGTTCATACAGTTTCCTTTCCAATTTATGGTACTCGAGCAAGTATTAATATATACATAATAAAATTCATACGGTTATTATATATATATACATTTTTGAATGGGCACTCCTCAGTTTCCGTTTGTTAATAATTGTTATTTGCGGTCTTTAAGAATGAGGTATAATAATCCTCTTCCTCGTTTAAATCTTACTTCTCCGTATCCCGACAATACAAAAGATGAACTGGATATGAGAAGAAAAGCCGAAGTCCTTAAACATCAAGGCCCACAGAAAAGCACGCAAATGAACACGCTGACAAAAAACCAGAAATTCGCTCAAGTTGTACGTGGATACAACCCTGCACAAAAAGCACTGAGGACGAATAGATATACCCTTGAGCAAATGTCTTTCTGTGACTCGTCGAATAACCGGACTCTATCCTCTTCCTCTGATGTACCGGGGAAACCCATTTTCCTGTATATGGACCCAGCCATTCCTCTTTATAATTACGTGAACGAATACAGAACGTACAGTAACCAGCCGAGACCCGTTGGCGAAGTTCTGCCTTGGCGATTTTTTGCCGATGAAAGTGCGACGTCCATTGAGTCAGCAATAGAAACAAACATTGGAGTGTTGGAAGTATTGAAAGATATTACGTCGGAGTTAACTAATTTTACGATAAATATACCTGGAAATAACTTCTCCAGCAACGATGCCATTCTTCTCACCGTAAAATTCGGCAACCAACAAGTTTCCTACTCGAGTTCTGGTGTAAATCCTCCCTACACGTACGTAATTACCCCGTCGAACATTTATATAAGTAACATACAGTTGTACACCATCGATGGATTTTTTTACGAGTTTTTCGTGAAACTTGACGATAGCAATCCTTTGTCTTCGACCACGTTAGCTATAGTAGGTAATGTCACGATAACTCAGGTATAATCATTTAATGTTTTAGGTTGGGGTTCATGCACATCTCCTCGTTTGGAAATACTTGTCCGGACATACATTTGTCGCTTTCAGAAATAGAAATACATCCACGCTTGTTTTGATATTCACCTGCTAAACACCATTTTGTTTTCAGAGATGACCTTGATTTTTGTATATTATCTTCGGGGATATCAGGCTGAGGTTCATTTAACGTGTAACTTTTTTTTCGTGATCCAACATCTGCCTTACCGATCAATAAGTTTCCTACCTCTTGCACTGCTCCTTCCGCCAAATCAATTCCACCCTTGGACACATCCGCGGTTATTTCGGCGGCTTTATTGATAGCCTTCCCAGAAGAATCTCCTATGAAATCAAACAAAAACGAGAATACCGGGGAAAAGAAATCAACTCCTGATTGTACTCCATCCCCGATAATGGTGATCAAGTTGATTTTCACATAAGCTAATACGATGACAACCAGTAGAATAATGATGAATAGGGTTTTTAAATCAAAAGAGAACAACGAATCACTTAGAGCTCGGGTGTTCCCCTCCTCTGAATAATCTGGCGGTTTGATGGAAAATGGACGGGCGATTTCAAAATTCGAGTTTGCAGTTCTGGTAGTGGCCGAATTCCGGTTTTCTTCTAAAATATTCATTATAAACTATACTTTGAAATAAATTATTTAGAGAAAAAGACATTAAATATACGTTATTGTATATAATATATAATAGACTCCTCTTTATAATGACCATATTTTCTCTTTTAGAAAGTTTCTTTTTTTTGTTCCTCGGTATTTCGTTCGTTTTAGTTTTGTTGATGGTCTATCATTTCAAAAAAAAAATAGACGCGATTGAGAAGAAAAATGAAACGTTGCAGGATATTTGCAAAACAATATGCGAGGAATTGGATTTTGTAAAGTCGCACAAGCCACAAAATATAGACCCATTCTATTTGAACTATCATACGGTCAATAAGCAATCCGAGTATATACCTAACGTTTCAGAACTCTTCAAGACCATCTTGGTATCGTCGGGTAATACTACGAATCCTCCTGACGCATTAGAGATTCAAAACTATGAAAACGAAGAATTAGACGATGTACATAGTTACGATGGGGAAGACTTCGAATATCATGAAGAAAGCGACAATACGACTACTTCGTCGGTGCAAGAAGTTGAAGATTTTTTAGAAGAGAACCCTGGATTTTTCCAAGAGGTTATGTTACATGTTCAGAAAATGGATCCGTTTGTNAGACCAACTTTAGATGACGATTCGAGAGTAGAAGAGATCCACGACGAAGAAATCGAAGATCAAATCGAAGATCAAATCGAAGATCAAATCGAGGAGGACCAAGAAATCAAGGTCGAGGAAATCAAGGTCGAGGATCAAATCGAGGAACAAATCAAGGAGGACCAAGAAATCAAGGTCGAAGAAATCAAGGTCGAAGAAATCAAGGACCAAGAAATCGAAGTCGATAATCAGGAAGCCAAGGAGGAAGAAGAGCAAATCCCAAAGGACGAAGAAATAGTGCAGAGCGAGGATACCCAGAATAAGTTGGGGAACGAGGAGACGCCTTTAGAAGATGCGGATACAAAGGCCACTAAGGCGGCATTACAAAAACTTACCCTTCAAATGCTTCGAACAATGGTCATTAAAGACGGTCTGTGCACAGACCCTTCTAAACTGAAAAAAGTGGAATTAATTCAAATCGTTCTAGATTCTCATCAATAAGCCAAGTAGGCTTTAGGAAAAATATGCAGTATTCATATATTATATTTTTATGTTTGGATTTTTAAAATCAGACAAAGGACAACAACTCGATACCGCATATCCCAGCCTACAATTACCCAATACAGGATATCAAACAAATAATCAGTACAATAAATTCCCTCCATTGATGCATGACGGCCGTTCCGTTCTTGCTTCTTGGCAGCCAGAAACAGTGATCAATGAAGATGTATTGAAAAGTGAAGGAATCCAAACCAACTGGCAATATCGCCAGTTTATGACAGCAAATAGTCAAAATATCCGCGAAAAAATGTTCCATGATGCACTCAATGATGGTGGGATCATGTCAAATCAATATAGTCATGATACCTTTTTTACTCCTCCCAAATCGTATTCTTCTATTCATGATCCGATTTCACATATTCAAGCTATACCAAGCGATCTTAAAGAAACGTATCTGACCCGCGAACAATTACAAGATAAACTTGTCGTCCCATCTCTCACCCAGGAACAATTGGTGAGACAATGGCAGGATGCGAAAAAAGAAAGACCTTCATAGGAATAATAATACTCAAGATATCATCATACTTTTTTGAGTATTACTTTTTTGACTAAAGAATATAGAAAGACTATCCATTGTAAGGTACAAGCGTCATGTCTCAATCAACAAAACGTCTATTGAGTTTTGACGTTGGAATAAAAAATCTGGCGTATTGTATTTTAGACGTGAATGCTGAAAAAATAACGATAGTGGATTGGAACGTACTCAATCTTTGTGACAGCACCTCCTCCTCATCACCAACCCCCATCGCAGTTTGCAGTGAAATTCTGAAAAACAAGAAACCCTGCGGGAAACAAGCAAAATATAAAAAACAATCGGTATGTATGTGTGAAAAACACGCAAAATTGTCTCAGACGTACGTGTTACCCGAGCCATGTAATTCTCTCGGAGCTTTGAAGAAGAAAAACGCAGAAGAAATCAAAAACTTGTACCAGAGTCTTCTTGCACCCGACCACCACCTCCCTAAAAAAATAGATATGATCAATGAACTGGTAACGTTTCACGCAAATCGGTCGTGGGAATCTATTAGTATAATAAAAAAAAATGCAAGTACGGTGGATCTCATATCGGTGGGTAGATCGATGTACAGCCAACTCTCTCGAAACGATATTATGAACACAGTTACACATGTGATTATAGAAAATCAAATAAGCCCAATCGCAAATAGAATGAAAACGATTCAAGGAATGCTGGCACAACATTTCATCTCTTTGGGTATCGAGAATATTGATTTTGTCTCTTCTGGAAACAAACTGAAGAATTTACAGGAAATTTCAGACGCAACGACACCTTATCAAAAACATAAAAAAGATGCGGTCATTCACTGTAAAGCGATTCTCGCAGAAATGAGAGAAGACAAATGGATCATTTTTTTCAGAGACCATGCCGCCAAGAAAGACGATTTAGCGGACTGTTTCTTGCAGGGTATTTGGTTTTTGAAAAAGAAGTAATAATAGGATATCACTCTATTGGAAAATAAATAAAGTAATATACAATGCGTACAACTTAAAAATAACTAATGTATTTAGATCATAAATGGAAGTCGTCGATATTGATTTAGATAATATTCCAATGAGTCAGGATACCAATCCATCTTCTTCTTCTTCTCGTCCGTCGGTTTCTTTTGGAAGTGGTATCGAATTGTTAATGAACGAGAAGAAAAAATCATCTTCTACCTCGACCAAGATCAATTTAGACGATTTGGATAACTTGGAAAACGAACTGAACGATTTATCCACTTCTGTCCCTGAAACTTCTGGTGGTGGAGGAGATTCTAAAATGTTGAGTGGTTTAGGCGGTTTTAAGAATCTGTTTTCTTTTGGTGGTGGAAAGGATGATTCGTCATCGTCTTCTGCATCTGCAAAAGATGCGAACCCAATTCACCTCGGTCAGGCAACGAAAGAGTCGTCTTCATCCAGAACCTGGGACGGATTTTCAAAAGTGAATGAAGATATTCCGAAAGAAGTGAGGAGTTCCTCGGCCAACATGTCCGACCGAGATAAAAGACGAAAAAAAAGAATTATGATAAAGAAACTCGAAGAGTGGGCAGAGAAGGGAACCTACAAGAATGGAACTCAATTCAACATGGAGTCAAATTTCGAGGAGGTGGAAGATGAATACGAAGGCGCATTGGAAGAAAAACGGAAAAAAGACAGTATCAAACTACAAGGATGGTGGTTTACCACCGTCGTGAGTACAGTAGAATATGGAAATGCAATGTTGAACCCTTTCGATCTCAATTTGGATGGATGGGGAGAACAGGTCAGCGAGGATCTCGACAGTTACGAGGAAATCTTTTCTGAATTGCATGAGAAATACAAAGGAGGGAAAATGTCTCCCGAGGTATCTTTGTTGCTAAGATTAGGATTTTCGGCCGCGGTCGTGAACATGAGTAATAAAATGTTGAGTTCGGCCACTCCAGGATTTAATGATGTGATCAAACAAAGCCCAGAACTTATGAAAATGTTTTCGAATGCAGCAGTGGAGACTATGAGTAAGCAAAACTCGGCATTTGATTTTGCCAAGTCGATGATGAACCAACCAGAAGAAGTAAATAAAAGTCACGGACCTCCACCTTCGCCTGTAGAAACGAAGAATCAGCCACCTCCTTCGCGCCCAGGTGCCATGCAATTTACACAAAACTTTAGTAACCGACCAGATCTGGCGGCTGCATCATCCGGTTTCGGAAATCAGCGACCCGAAATGAGAGGACCTCAGGCCAATCCCGATATAGAAAAATTATTATCTGGACTTAAATCGAAATCGCCTGAACCAACAAGATTACCTGAACAAAGACAACCTGAACAACAGATACCAACAGAATTTCAACCCCAAATGAATGGAGGCGAGTCTATCATTAGCGTCAGTTCTCTAAAAGATTTAGAAGGAACCACTCTCCCGAAAAAAGTGAAAAAAAGACAAAATACTTCCAATAAAAATACAGTCGCGCTCGACATTTGATTATAAAACGTTGGATTCCCTAAACAAATATAAATATACTGTTCATATTTATATCATGGAGTGGTTCTGCTCATCCACGCGTTTTAAAAACTATATCTATTTTCTCGCCTTGCATATATATCGTTCCTTTCTGATATGGCTGTATAAAATATTTGTCAAACCGTTGGAAATGGTGGTGGATAAATTTCTAAAAAACGAGCCGACTGAATCACAGTGGGTCCAGTTTTATTCTCTCACTACATGCTCTTATCTTTCAGATGTCGGGTTAGAGAATCATTCATTTGATTCGATGGAAACCTATCTTTGTCCTCTGACAAACTGTTTTGATGTATTTGTCCAGAACGAATACAAACTTTTTATTAACCATTCTTTAAGACAGCCGGAGTATGATTCTGAGTTTGAGCAAGTCCCGGAGATAATTGAAACCCTGTTTGTGGTGAGGAAAGATGATCAATATGTTTTTCGCACGTTAAAACAGTCGGTTAAAAAGGAGTCATTTATCTTTCCGGAGAAATCAGACATTCAATTCGTCATTATCGAATATAAACATCCGAAAATGTATGATAAATTAGAACTGAAAATACCAGACAGTTTTTATGTAGAGGGGAACGAGATATTAAGTCCCGCATTTATTCAAAGAATGTTGCAACTGCAACGAAATTTTTATGTATTCGACTTTGACTACGAAGTTGTTATTATTGATGACGATCTGGAATGCAAAAAAATACATTATAACAATTACGTGAAAATAGAAAAGACTTCTTACAGCATATGCACTTTTACAGTAGAAGGAATATTAGATGAGGAAGAAGAAGAAGAAGAAGAAGAAGAAGAAGAAGAAGAAAAGGAAGAAGAAAAAGGTGCTCTGGAAATCGTATCCGCTGAAAATGTACCCCCACCTTTATCCAACTCGTTTGTTGTTGTATGCTGTATATTAATGGGGAGTGTATTCCCTTTAGCGCAGATTTTGAACGATCGATGTAGATTTATTGGGTGAATTGGTTGTTGTTTAGCGTATTTGGGAAAATATCTCTTTATAATGTATATTATGATTCCTGAATTTCCGAAAATAGTCGGTGGTGATAAGGGAAAGAAAAAAGGTTCCTCTGCATGTGTTTATTTAACTGAAGAACAATGCAGATTCCCTTGTCGTAAAGTAAGGTCGAAAAGAAGTAACGGAAAGGGCAGATGTAAGACCATGTTCTCGCAAAAACAATATTATGGAAAGAATGAAAAACCACGAAGAAAACGTTCAAAACCAAAAGAAGAGTCGAAGAAATCTTTGGAAAACTTGAAACCTTTGGAAAACTTGGCCGTCTATAACAATGATATACTACAGCCGGTAAATACACCGGAAAAGGAAGAACCGTATGTACCACAGGAAGCGGATGAATCTACACCTGAACCTGTGGTGGCAAAACCGGAACCATCTGCGGAAGTGGTTCAAGAACCTGAATCAGATGACGCCTCAAATGAGACTAATAATACGAATGATGTGACCCTAAATGACGAAGCAGCTCCAACAGACGCAGAAGCTCCAACAGACGCAGAAGCTCCAACAAGTGTTTTCACCCAAATTGCAGATACAGTGAAAGGTATTATGGCACCTAAAGAAAAAACACCCGAAGAAGAAGAAGTAAAAGGCGGGAAAAAAAGAAAACGAAGAAAATCAAAAAAATCATCTCGCAAAAAAAAGGCAGTCTCTCGTAAAAAAACAACCTCACGCTAAAAAACCAAAAAGAATATAAAGAAAAGACTATTGTATTTATTATATAGTATTAAGATGAGCGATACATCCGATTCTCACTCTACTATTTGTTCTTCACATTATTTGAAAGACAAATGGACTTTGTACTGTCATTTGCCCAGTGAAAAAGATTGGAATCTTTCTGGCTACACCGTTATCTTAAGCGATATTGATACGGTTGAAACAACGATTGCAATTAATAGAGCCTTGACTGAAAATATAATCAAGTACAGTATGTTGTTTTTTATGAGAAGAGGTGTAACTCCTATTTGGGAAGATGAAAAAAACAAACATGGTGGCTGTTTTTCCTATAAAGTGATTAATAAACATGTGATTCAGGTATGGCGACATATGATGTATATGCTCGCAGGCGAATCGTTAGGGTTGAATACAGATTACAATAATTGTATCAATGGAATCACCATCTCGCCGAAAAAAAACTTTTGTATTATTAAAATTTGGTTAAGAGATGCGAATCATCAAGATCCTAAAATGATAGACAATATTGAAAACCTAACTAAACACGGCGCATTATTTAAACGCCATGGAGAGAACTAAACTAATTCAAAATCAGTTTGCCATCCTTCAAACAACCGATCGCGACGTTCCCTGCGCACCCGTCTCCTTCAGAGTCGATGCAGTACTCATACACTTCCCCATTTTTTTCGAACTCATCTGATGTCCAGTATCTGACTCCATCACGAATAATCAAATATTTTTCCAACTCCGGCTCTTCTACATCTGATTTTTCTTCAACTTCTGCTACTGCAACTGCTGCTTTTACTGCTTTTTTTACGACGGCTTTTTTGACGGACGTTGTTTCTTTCTTTTTAGTTGCTTTGGCGAGAGAAGGAGGAGGAGGAGGAGGAGGAGGAGGAGGAGGAGCAGCAGGAGNANNAGGAG